TAATGCAAAAATAGCTGACGATGCTATAGATAGCGAACACTATACCGATGCCTCCATTGACTTTGCTCACATACAAAATGTAGCAGCTAATTCAATATTAGGTAGAGATGCTAATAGTTCTGGAGTGTTGTCAGAAGTAGCATTAGCAACAACACAGATTTTAATTGGAGATGGTACTGGCTTTACTGCAGCTGCTTTATCTGGTGATGTAACCATGACCAATGCAGGAGTAGTTACTATAGCAAGCACTTCTGTAGAAACAGGAATGATAGCAGCAGATGCAATTACTAATGCAAAAATTGCAGATGATGTAATAGATTCGGAACACTATGTTGATGGTTCTATTGATACTGCTCACCTTGCTGCTGATGCTGTTACTGGAGCAAAGATTGCAGATGATGCTATAGATTCGGAACATTATACTGATGGTTCAGTAGACACAGCTCACATAGCTGACTTAAATGTAACAACTGCAAAAATAGCAGCAGATGCAATAACAAACGCTAAGATTGCGGACGATGTGATTGATAGTGAGCATTATGTTGATGGTTCAATAGACACAGCACATATAGCTGCTGATGCAGTAACAGGTGCTAAGATTGCAGACGATGCAATAAACTCAGAACATTACACAGATGGTTCTATAGATACAGCACATATAGCAGACTTAAATGTAACAACTGCTAAGATTGCTGCTGATGCTATAACTGCTGCTAAAATAGCAGACGATGCTATATCAGAAGAACATCTTGACGCTACAGTCATTAGTGGATTATCTGATACTACAATAGCTAGTGCCGACTACTTAATGTTTTGGGATGCAGATGATAGTGCATTAAAGAAAGTCGATGCGGCTGAATTAATCAGTTCAGGATTATCAAATATAGTAGAAGATACTTCTCCACAATTAGGTGGAAGCCTAGATGTCAATGGACAAGACATTGTATCTACTTCTAATGCTGATATTGATATTATTCCAAATGGTACAGGAGATGTTAATTTAGGTGCTGATACAGTACAAGTAGGTGATAACAATGCTGATGCTACCATTACAACACAAGGTACTGGCGACCTAACATTAAATACCAACAATGGCACTAACTCTGGTTCAGTCGTTATTGCTGATGGTGCAAACAATGACATTAGCTTAACACCTAATGGCACAGGTGATGTGATTATTGATGGATTAAAATACCCACAAGCAGATGGCTCTGCCAATCAAGTGTTAAAGACAGATGGTTCTGGTCAACTTGCTTTTACTACACCATCATCAGGTAAAGTAAAGCAGGTGGTTACAGGCAGCGATGCAACTTTATATTCTATTAGTGTAACTAATGCTACATCAGACCACGCTGGAAGTATTGCATATTCAATAACACCAACATCAGCATCAAACAAAGTAAAAATAGATTTCTTTATACCTCAAATAAGACATGCTGGAGATACTGCTGGATTACGAATGAGGTTGTATAGACAAATAAATAGTGGTGGTTATTCACATGTTACAGGTTTGTCTGGTACAGGAGCAAGTAATAGACTAGCTGCTTTGGGTGGTAACTACGATAGAAATGGTGATGGTAATAGATCAAGTGTTGCACTTGGTGGAACGATTGTTGATAGCCCAAGCACAACAAATCAAGTTGATTATAAATTTTATTTTGGCTCTGGTGATGGCTCTACAACTGTATATGTAAACCGTACAGAAAATGATACAGACCAAAATTATACAAGTAGAACAAGAACACATGTTAGTTTAATGGAGATTGAATAATGAATGTAGAACCAGGCAAAGATATATTATCAGCAATACTAGCTATAGATGCTAACGCATCATGTACTGTTAAAAACGAAGATATAGATGATATTGAGTGGACATCTACACCCATAGCTAAAGCTGATATTCAAGCAAAACAAGCACAATTATCTACTGCCTATGACAATCTTGATTACGCTAGAAAAAGAAAAGCAGAGTACCCATCTATAGAAGAACAACTAGATAAAATTTATAATGATGGAATTGATGCTTGGAAAGCAGTTATTAAGGTAACTAAAGATAAATACCCTAAAGGTTAAGACGAAAATCCTAATCCTCATTGTTATACTAACATTAGGATTAACTTATAAAAGAATATAGGAGCTAGATATGAGTTTTGGTACAGTAGCTTTTGCAGAACAATCTTTTTCTACTATGCAGCAACAAGTTTTAGCTGTTGCAATTACTGGTTCTGCTTTATCAATGAACGCAGGTTCATCTACAACGACTGGACATGCAAATGTGTCGATTACTGGAATTGCTTTAGCCTTTTCTATTAATGATATTACTATTACTGCTGACGCTAATGTATCTCCAACCGCAGCAGGATTAACTAGTAGTATTGGTGTTGCTAATGGCATTGCTTGGGAAGCTGTAAGCACAGGAACTGCACAAACTTGGACAGCTGTAAGCACAGGAACTGCACAAACTTGGAAGGATGTTGATGAGGTTGAAAAGGTTGCATAACATCCTTATAATAAATATAAACATACAAAGTAGGTAATTATGGCATCATCGTATTCAAGTGACTTAAAAATCGAATTAATGGCAACAGGAGAGAATCCTGGAACATGGGGCGATAAAACCAACACAAATTTTAATGTAGTACAACAAGGAATTGCTGGATATGAAGCAATTGATGTTGCTGGTGCTGATGTAACATTAGTAATGTCTAATGCAGCTGTATCTAATGCTCGTAATATGACATTAAAATTTACTGGTACTTTAGCAGCAAATAGAACTGTTAATATGCCTGCTTCAATAGAAAAATTTTTTAATGTTTTTGATGGCACCGACCATGCAGGTTACACCTTAACTTTTAAAGTAACTTCAGCAACAGGTTTTACATTGTGTGAAGGACATCATTATATTTGTCATTCAAATGGCACAGATATTATTAAAGATCAAGAAACTAAAGTTTGGCGTGTTATAGCTGCAGCTGAAACAGTACAACCTGGTGCACAAATACTAGTTGATACTTCAGGAGCTGCAAGAACAATTACTTTACCCGCCTCTCCGGCAGCAGGTGCTGAAGTAAGTTTTGTAGATTCAGAAAATACTTTTGATACAAATAATTTAACCGTAGGTCGTAACAGTTCTAATATAAATGGAGCTAGTTCTGATTTAGTTGTCGCTAACGAAAGAGCAGCATTTACTTTAGTTTATTCAGGTGATGCTACAGTAGGTTGGCAATTTAAAAATCGTGATCAATCTTTACGAAGTGGTTCTGATATTCTTTTAGATTCTCCAGGCGATATTATATTAGATGCAGACGGTGCTGATATTATTTTTAAAGACGCTGGCACAGAGGTGGGTCGATTTACAAACAGTTCAACCGATTTTGTTATGCAATCTGCAACAAGTGATAAAGACATTATTTTTAAAGGTAATGATGGTGGATCTACCATTACTGCATTAACCCTAGATATGTCAGCAGCAGGTGCTGCAACCTTTAACAATGATGTAACTGCATTTTCTGATGAAAGATTAAAGTCAGATATAAAGACTATTGATAATGCGTTAGATAAAGTAAACAACATGAGAGGGGTTACTTTTACTAGAGAGGGTAGACAAGGCACAGGTGTAATTGCTCAAGAAATGCAAAAAGTAATGCCAGAAGTAGTGCATGATAAAGGGGAATATATGTCAGTTGCTTACGGCAACCTTGTTGGTGTTCTTATTGAAGCAGTTAAAGAATTAAAAGCTGAAATAGAGGAACTCAAACATGACAATAAAGAGTAGCGGTTCTAGTCTAGCCATTTCAGAAATAGCAACAGAATTTGGAGGAAGTACTCCACATTCTATGTCTGAATATTATGCAGGTGGAGATAATGTACCTTCAGGAACAGGAAGTATTGCATCCTCGGGTAGTGCTATTACTATGTCTAGTTTTTATGGCACTACTAATCGTGTAACCATTACATTAACCATAGGCAGTAATACAGCAAACTATAGTATTTTTAGTAATAAAGGCGGAACATATGTTGCAGGTTTTGCTGATATTACCCTTGTTAATAATGCAGTAATTTCATCTTCATCTACAGGAACAGCAGCTTTAGATACTGGCTCTGGCTGGACAAGCGGAGACACTATTACAATAGATAATAACTCTACCATTGTAGGAGATGGGGGAGATGGAGGAGCAGGTGGAGCAGTTTCAAGTAGTACAGCATCAGATGCGGTAGCTGGTGGTGCTGGTGGAAATGCTATCAACTTACAATATGCTGTAACCATAGACAACACTGGAGGAACTATTTCTGGTGGTGGCGGTGGTGGCGGCGGAGGTGGTTCTACTTACGCTGAGTTGGCTCTCGGTTCTTCAAATCGAGTAGGTGG